AGTTAAACACTTTAAAGAAGGGGACATATTAAGATTTACTATGAAATTGTATGTTAAGTGTTCAGAAGTAAATAAGACAGCAATAGGAGGGATAGGTTGTGACCCAATGAACAGAAGTGATGACCTTTTTCCTACAACAGTTCCTGCAGTCTATCAAGTTATAAAAACTAATTATCCAACACAATTAAAATTCCAAATTCCTTTTAGAACAAATTAATATGAACTCAAATTTAGCTTACACATCAACAACTGATTTTGCAAACGGAGTTCCAAACATTACTATAGATTCTAAAACAACCGATGGTGGTTATACTTCTAAAGAGAATAAATGGAATAATCCTAATGCAAGCAAATACTATGGATATTATTACAACGTTGGAGAATATCGTTCTGCAATAGAAAGTTTTGCTATTAGAGTTTTAGGTTGGGGTTATGAATGTTTGAACATTCATGATAAAAACAATTTAGATTTAATAACTGGAACGGGAAAAGAAGATTTTGGAAAGATTTTGTTTAATCACCTATGCACAAAGAAATTTAATGGAGATGCTTATTGTCAAATAATAAGAGATGGAGATATTATCATAAATCTTAAACCTTTAGATCCTAGAAGAGTAACACACATTACAAATGAAAATGGTTTGATAGTTGATTATGAATATTCACAGGGAAATGGGGAATTTAAAAGATTAGGGGTTAAAAATGTTTTGCACTCTATGAACAATAGAATTTTAGATGAACCTCATGGAACAGCTGTTACTTCTGCTATAGAATGGGTTATTGAAGCAATGCAGGAAAGTGCTAAAGACCAAAGAAGAATGATGCACTATTCTTCAGTTAGAGTTCTTTATGTAGATGAAACAGACACAGTAAGATTAACTCAGCTTAGAACAGAACTTGCAGCAGGGATAAAAAACGGAAATGTTGTTATTTTAACTTGCAAACCAGAAGAAGCAAAGTTTGAGGACTTGGTAGTTCCCCCTATTGATGCTTTCATTCGTTATCAAAATTGGCTGGAGAATAAATTTTATAGCGAGTTAGGTATCTCAAAGGTGTCTATTGGAGGGACAACAGAAAACAATACCGAAGCAAGCGCTAAGACAAATGTTTTCATAACAGAACCAGTTTGGATAAAGGAAATTACAGAACTGGAAAATGACATTAAATTTCAGTTAGGAATAGAAATAAAAATAAACAGGCAACCATCTTTAGTTGATAATATGCAATCCAACGAAGCAAAGAACACAGGTCAAAATAAATTAGAAATGCAGGGAGAACAATAATGGCTAAGAAAAAGTTTAATCCTTTCCCTTCACAAGAAGAAGTAAATAAAATTAAAGAAAGAGCTTTGACTCCAGAAGAATTAGAGAAATATGCCCCTAAAGATTTTACAAACAAAGATAAAATAGATGTTGAAAGAGGGGGGGGAGTTTCAAGCGAAGTTCAAAAAGAAGGAGTTCAATATAATCGTGTTGCAAGTGGAAGCAAAGATATATGGAAAGAAGGAAAGCCAGTAGAATTTATAGACCCTGCAACAGACCCAACACAAATGTTAGCAGCAAAGCAACAGCAAGAATTACAGCAAATTGATTTATTAAAAGGCAATGAAAAGCCATTAACAACTTATGAAAGAAATGTTGAAGCTGGAATAGCTATGGCAAGGTCAGTTCAAGCTAATTTAGGGGTAAATAATCCTAACTATCCAGAGTATAGAGAAGGTGTAGGGGGGGCAATTAATGCGGCCATAGGGGTTGTAGCAACAACAAGTTTATTTGGTATTTCTTTATCTACTTTATTCAATCCAGCTTCGGGAAACATAAAACAACTACAAGGAGATATTACAAATAATGTTGCTGAAAGCAAAAGAATAACAACTGCTGCAATTTCAAAAGGAGCAAATCTGCAACAAGCTTTAGATTCTCTAATAAAACTTGAAGAAAGCACGAGATTTAAGTATAATGCTGCACAAGTATCTTTAAGAGAAAGTCCAAAAGATGTTCGTGAGGGTTTGGACTTACAAGACGAAATGAGCAGAAATTTAAGAATAATGACGGAGAATAGACAACTTTTAGAAAGATATGCTTTAACTGGAGACCCTAAAGAAGTTTTATTATGGCAAGGGGGATTTACAGAATGAGAAACACAGAAATAGGTTTAAGATTCTTGAAAATTGAAAGCGACATAAAACTTGTTAAATGGATTGGTGGCTACTTAACAGTAGCAATAACAGTTCATACAGGCATAGAGGTCTTTCCAAAGGTAATGACTTTAATATTATCCTTGTTTAATTAGAAAGATATATAAACATATATATACACCTTACTTTATGCCAGAAGATAAACCTATAGAACCAGTAGCTCAAGAACCTAATTCTATGCTTGAAAGAGCAGAAGCAGCAGCAAGGGCTATGAAAGAGCAAAACGATAGAGCCGAAGAAATAGCAAAGAAAAATGAAAGAGTTGCTACGATTCTACAGCTTGGCGGTGGCACTAATTCAGGACAAACAACACCTCAAAAGACAGAAGCAGAGTTAAGAAAAGAAGGTGCTAAAAATTATTTTAAAGACACAGCTTTAGAAAAAGCTATTGAGAAATACAATGAATAAAGAATATTTAAAAGAGTCAATTAAAAAACTTGAAGAATCTATTAAGATTTCTGAACAAAATGAGAGAGATTCTCACAATCACACCGAAGAGGGAAAGATAGTTCTTGAAGCATTAAATAATCAACTTAAAAAATTATAAAGTTATTCGGTGTACCGGTTAATTAGAAAGATATTTAAATAAGAGTTTTCTATTAATTGTCATATGGCTAACGAAGCAGTTTGTATTCAAGCACCAACTATTTTTGAAAGACGAGTTATAGCAAATGCTACAGCAGTCCCTATTGGAACAATTATGAAATTAGGAGATGCTAACACAGTAGTTGTCAGTGCTGCAGATTCAGACCCGTTCGGAGGTATATGTTGGGTTGAACATACAGCATCTGAAGGAGTTACAGAACTTACAGTCGCAATGAATGGAAGATGGAGTTTTACTACAACCGCAGCAGCAATACCAGCTGGAAATGCCGTTTCTATTGCAGGTGCTAATTTAGTGGCATTGGCTACAGAAGCAGATACAATAGTCGGGAGTGTTATAGGTAAAGCATTAAATACAATCGGAGGCGGTGGAGGAACAGTCATCGTTGAAGTGGGACAATTAGTATAAAATGGCAGACACAGAAAGAGAAGCAGATTTAAGAAAAGAGCATATTGATACAGCAGTAAAGGCAGTTGTAAAATTAGAAGAAGTTTGGAAATCAATGTGTGCATTAGACAAATCTGATTCTTACACAGAATCTTATTTCAGAGAAACAAACGACGATTCAACAGATGGCGGAACTTATACATCAATTAAAGGAGTACCCGAATTTGCACCATTTCCTTATGTAGATGTTAAAGAAACAAAGTATAGTTCAGTAATTGAAAAATATGCTGCAACAAGTTTAATCTCCATGGAAGCAGGACAATATGCAACAGTTCCAATGCTTCAAAGAAAGATTTACAGAATAGCAAGAAAAATAATCTATCAAGAAGATTTAGCAATATACACTGTTTGTGCAGCAAGTTTCGGAAATACAGTCGCTATAACAGCAGGGTATGAGTGGGATAGTGCAACAGTAGCTAACAGAGATCCAATAAAAGATATTCTAGATGCTATACAAACTTTAAGAGTAGAGGGAATTGATGCTTTAAATGGAAGTGGTGTTTTAGTTGTTAATGGTCAAGATTACACAAATATCATTTCAAATTCTAAAGTTTTGAATCACCCCACATATTCAAGTGGTGTTATGAGTAACGGAAAAGTAGGAAGCATTTTAGGATTAACAATTAGAATATCTGAAGTAGTAGCAGCAGACGAAGCTTATGTTCTTGTAGAAAAGCAAGGTATGGTTTGGAAACAAGCAACCCCTTTAACAACTGTTACAACTATTGTTCCTGGAAAATATACTCAAATTGATTCTTGGGAAAGAGGAGTATTCCAGTTACAAGCACCTAACGAAATTTGTAAAATTACAAATACGAGGAAGTAAATGGAAACTGAATTAATTGATTTAAAACATATAAACATTCCTCAATTAACAACAGCTGTAAGAGATACTATCGTAGGAAATATTGGAATGATTATTTATGATTCTACACAAAACAAGTTATGTTTTAAAAAGGCAGATGCAGCAGCAGCAGCTTCTTGGGAATTAATCACATCTGTGCAGGAATCTTAAAATGGCAACAACAGACATTTATCATATTTGCGGTGGATTGAGAGGTAGAAGAGCAGTAGCATTTATTGGTGGTGCTGTAGATGATGGAGTGCAGATAGATGAGTTAGCTTCTGATAGAGTAACAGCAAACGACACAGCGGGAACTATTACAGCTTGGATTAATGTGCCAGACAAAACTGGAACTTATGCTATTATTGGTTTTGGAGATGCAAATGCAGTAGATTATATTTATTTAGCTTTTGTTGCTGGAGAAATTCAGGCAAAGTGTGCAAGAGCAGGACCGGATGTAGCTTGGGATTTAATAACAGTCGGAGCAAATATAAAACCTCACAACTGGCATCACATCGCATTAGTTCAAGATGCAGTAAAACCTAAAATTTATATTGATGGAGTTGAGTTTTCTTTAGTTAAAGGAACACTTACAGAAACAGATGTTACAGAAGCTACTTATTGGTTTGACACTTGTTCGGGAATAGATGGAGCACATATTGGAGCGGCAGATTCTATTGCAGGAGATGCAGCTTTAACATTAGAATTTAAAGGAGCTATTTCAGATGTTAAATATTGGAATGTTGCTTTGACAGATGCACAGGTTTTAAATGATTCAAAAGATATTCCTAATACAACTTCTCTAATTTCTCACTATGCTTTTAACGACGATTATAAAGACAGTGTTACAGCTTCAAACAACGACGGCACAGCAGTAGGAGATATAATTTTAACAAATAATTATTCTGAATTTACAAGCAGATTAAGAAATATGACAGGAACACCATTAGTTGCAGATTCTTTAGTTTGCTTTGCAGAAAACGAAACAGGACATGCAATAGTTATACAGGCGGCATAAAAATGGTTAACCCATTGTTAAGACCTATTTCTAAGCCAGTTCAAATTGATAATAGCGGAAAGTCAAAAGGTATTCTTGATGACTTCGCAGTTAGAAAGTCAGAACAAACAAGACAGTTGAAGGTTGGAGCAAATGTTTTATGTGTTAATCTTGGAGAAGATGGTAAAGTTGGAATAGGCACATCAACTCCAACTGCTAAATTAGATATAAATGCTGGTGGAACTACTAATATTTTAATAGGACAAAATACTGGAGCCACAACTTACAATTTAATATCCCTTAATGGAAATGCAAGCGATACAGGAAAAATTGGAATGACAGGGGGTGGAGGAACTGATAAAAATTTGTATATAGACCGTCCAAGTGGAGGAACTATCGTTTTTCGTGAAGCAGCAGGAACAGGACAAATAACAATCCTTACAGGTGGAAATGTAGGAATAGGAACAACAACACCTGCAACAAAACTAGATATAAAAAGTGCTGGAAATGGTGAATATATACAACAGTGGACTAACAGCAACGGAAATGTATTAGGATTAGTATATCAAGGTTCTTCTGGAGATGGGCAGTTTTATCTAGCTGATTCAACAGGCACATATCGTACAAGAATAATAGGGACAGGAGATAGTTATTTTAATGGAGGAAATGTAGGAATAGGAAGAACAACACCCACAAGAAAATTGCATGTTAATGGGACTGCAGCATTTGAATTACCTAATACTGGTTTAGCAATTGTTGAAGAGGATGCTGATACTGTTTCATTTGTTGGTTACAAAACTGACGACACTAGTTATAATAACATATTAATTAGAGCAGATGTTGGAGGATTAATCGTTGAGAAGGGAACAGGAAATGTAGGAATAGGAACAACAAACCCCGAGGTGAAACTTGACATTACAGGTAAATTAAGAATAAATCCCACTGGCGATATAGGGGATAATTATAATGAAGGTATTAGGATAACTAATGGTTCTAATGGTTATTCTGTTATTCATCTTGGAGGAGGAGTAGCAAGTTCAGGTACAGGGGTAGGTCAATGGACAGTATTAAAGAATCCAATTAATAATTTTGAAATATGGGAAAATGGCGAAGTCTTAATGACTATTTTATCAAATGGAAATGTAGGAATAGGAACAACTCTTCCAGTAAGTAAATTAAGTGTGGGAGGAGTTGGATACATTAAGACTGGTATTTATGGTTCTGATGGTAATGTCGGTGTTTATGGTGATGGTCTTATCGGTGTTTATGGTTCTGGTAGTGATACAGGTGTTTCTGGTTCTGGTAGTTATACAGGTGTTGTTGGTTCTGGTAATGATGTAGGTGTTGATGGTAGGGGTAATGTTGGTGTTTTGGGTTTTGGTAGTAATTATGACTTTTATGCTACTGGTGCAGGAACAGATTATGGAACATCGTCTTCTATAAGATGGAAAGATAATATTACAGAAATAAATCCGCAACTTGCTTTAGATAAAATTTTAATGATTAATGGAAGTTATTTTAATTGGAAAGATAGTGGAGAACATGATTTTGGATTTATTGCAGAACAAATCGGAGAAATTGTTCCAGAAGTGATGGAATATGAAGTTGATATTTTAAATGAATCCAATTGGTATACTAATGAAAAAGGTGAAAAAAAACTTTATGCAACAGGAGTAGATTATGGGGCTTTAACTCCAATGCTTGTTCAAGCAATTAAAGGGCAACAAATAATAATAATAAATCAAAATAATACCATAAATTTACTTCAAAATCGGTTAGATGATATTTGTAAATTAAATAATTTAAATGGGTGTTAAATATTTTAACTAACAATTAAATATTTATTTAAGATGAAAAAAATTATACTCTTTTCTCTTTTTTTAACCCTCTTTTTTTTTAACTTTGTTTCAGCAGATATAATTTCAATTAACTCTGGTGGAAATGAAGAAATAGTGATTAGTGATAATTATATTGAAGGATTTTTCTCATGTGTTCCAACTAACTGTGCAAAATTAGGATATGCTTGTGATAGCTGGAATGATGAATGTGGAAAAATGATCAATTGTGGAAGTTGTGCTGTTGGATATACTTGCACAAGTGGAATATGCACAAGTACTGGTGGAGGAACTGGAGGAGGGACAGGGGGAGGGGGTGGAACAGTCACAGTTCAGGGATTAACAGTTATTCCAACTTTCATAAATTTAACTTTATCATTTAATGACCAGACAAATATGAGCCAGAGAATTACTCAAAAAATATATGTAATAAACAATGGAACTTCCAGTAAGACCGTTTCTGTAAGTTCTTCTAATTTAGAAGGAATCGCCTTTCTTGGAGTTACTTCTATAACTGTTGTTGCTGGAGAAACTAAAGAAATTTCAGTTGATTTCATAGCTCCTTTTGAAGAGAAAGATTTTAATGGTAATATAAAAATAGATGGCATAGCAATCCCTGTTTTTATTCATGTTACTTCAAATCCCCTTTGGTTTGACTCAAACATTGCTGTCTTGAATAGAAATTACAAAGTTTCTCAAGGAAATCTTCTTAAGACAAGAGTAGAATTAGTTCCAATGGGAGAAGAATCCCGATTAGATGTTATTTTAAATTATGTTATAAAAGATACTTCTGGAAAAGTTTATCTTACAAAAACAGAAACAGTTCTTGTTGAAAAAAGAATAAACTTTGACAGAAATTTTGAAACAGGGATGCTTCCTTTAGGAAAATATATTGTTGCACTTGATTTAATTTACCCTGGAGGAAATGCTCCTTCAAGTGCTCATTTTGAAGTTGTTCAAAAATCAGCAAGTGATATATTCGGAATTATAATGTTCTTCTTAGTGCTTCTAATATTAATTGTAATAATCTTCATAATCATTTTATTAATAAGAAAAAAGAGAAAAAAAGAAGAAGTTAATTCTTCATAAAAGGGGAATAGAACCAAGGACATTCTTCAGGTGACCTTTTTCCACCTTCAAAATAATATGCCTTTGGAGGAAAAGAAGGATTAATATCTAATTTTTTCATTATTCCTTGTATTGGTTGGTTTTTATCTTTCATATACTCACTTATAAAACGAATAATAAAAATTTCATTTTCCATTTCTTTTGTATTAGGAGAAACTATCCCAAGTAATTTTTTTATTTTTCTTTCTTTTTTTTCTGTAGAGCTTGTATAATTAGAACGATTAATTCCATTAATTTCCAAAGTAGGCAATAAATTAGCTGAATCTCCACTATTTTGAATTATAATCATTTTTTTACATTCTATATCTTTTATCGCACTGGCAATATCTACTGAAAAAATTGTTTCTTTATCTAATTGAATATAAGGGTTCCTACTTCCATACATAATCTCTGTATCTTCTTGTTTTTTTGGAGCAGGTATAGAAAATATAATATAAATAGAATCATTTGAATCTGAAGGCAACTTTGTAATAGCATCTAAAAAATTATTCTTTGTTGCTTTTCCGTCTATTTGGATAGTATCTTCTTCTGAAGGTAGAACTTTGGCAAATGCTTTTTTTTCAAGAAGGGACTTATATTCTTTTGTTTTAAGGAAATCTATTTCAGCAGGATTATACATTAATAATGTAATATTTTCATCTTTTGCTCCTTCTTGTTTAAGAAGTTTGTAAGCAGACAGAATGTTTAGGGCAGAATAAACTGCATTTGATTGAGAATATCTTCCTGCTTGGCTTGGACCAGAGCCATTTGCTAAAACAGCATAAACTTCTTCAGGATTTCCTATTTGGGTTTTTGCTTCTACTTCTTTTATTGAATCTGCTTTTTTAGATGAACAACTTCCAAAATTAAGCATAGCTATTGCTGATGTAGCCAATAACAAATTCTTCAAACTTTTTTTCATTAAATTTATTAAAAGATATTGTTTTTAAATCTTTCTCACTGGGGAGTTACAATAAAAACTAAGTTAAATTTAAAAACTATTGGTGTCTATAACTAACTATAGAAAGATGGTTACAACAATACAAATAGATGAAAACATTAAAGAAAAGCTGGATAATCTTAAGATTCATCATAGAGAAAGTTATAATGAATTAATTTCTAGATTGATAAGTGTTACTAATCCCCAAACTTGTAGTAGGGAAAGTTTAATTGAAACTGTTGAGGTCTTATCTAATCCAAAGATTATGAGGGATATAGCTGAGGCATTAGAAAGATTTGAAAGAGGAGAAAAAGGAATAGATTTTGAAAATTTAAAGAAAGAACTTAAATTAAATGTATAACATTAAATTTGATAAAAAAGCGGCAGATTTTTTTAGAAAATTAGATAAATCTTTACAAGAGAGAATTGGCAAAAAGATAGAATCATTAAAGAATAATCCCCATTTTGGTATACCTCTTGTTGGAAATTTTTCTGGATTTTTTAAATTAAGAATTGGAGATTATAGAGTAATATATCAAATAAGAAATGAACAACTACTTATCTTAATTTTAGAAATAGGACATAGAAAAAACATTTATGATTAATCTTTTAAACTTCTTTTTTCTATTTGAATAATGTTAATAGGATTTGTAGGAAAACCTTCTGTTGGAAAAAGCACTTTTTTTAAAGCAGCAACTTTATCAGAAGTTGAAATTGCCTCTTACCCCTTCACAACAGTTAAACCTAACCATGGAGTTGGTTATGTTAAAATTGACTGCCTTGACAGAGAATTTGAAACACAATGCAATCCAAATCATGGGTTTTGCATTAATCATCAAAGATTTGTTCCTGTGGACTTAATGGATGTTGCAGGACTTGTTCCTGGAGCAAGTGAAGGAAAAGGGCTGGGAAATCAATTTTTAGATGATTTAAGACAAGCAGATGTTTTCATTCAAGTAATAGATATTTCAGGAACAACAGACGAAGGGGGAAAATCAACAGAAAATTATGATGTTTCTAAAGATATTGCTTTTTTAGAAGAAGAATTGAACAAATGGTTTTTGGGAATTTTGATTAAAGTTTGGAAAAGCTTTGCACGAAAAGCAGAACTTGAAGAGACCAATTTTGCAAGAGCAGTAGCAAATCAGTTTTCAGGATTGAAAGTAAATGAAGAGCAAGTTAAGTCGGTTTTGTTAAAACTTAATTTGCCTAGTCGTCCCAGCACTTGGAATAATGAACAACTTTTACAATTTGCATCTGGACTGAGAAAAGAAAGCAAGCCAATGATTATCGCTGCAAACAAAATGGATATGCCTCAAGGGAAAGAAAAATATGAAAAACTA